TGGCCGTATTCTTATCAAATGGAGTGGTCGTAACCCTTAACTCGGTAGACCTCTCAGATCACGTAACAAGCGCGACAATTAACCGCGTTTTTGAGGAGCTGGAAATTTCTGCGATGGGGGACACCGCTAGAAAATATACCAAGGGCCTCGAGACTTCAACGATTACGCTGGATTTCCTAAACGATAATGCTGCATCGGGAGCCGGATCGGTACGAGCTGCACTTCAAGCCGCGTGGGGTACAACAGTGCCTATTACACTCAAGCAGACAAGCGCAGCTATATCTACAACAAATCCCGAATACCAGAGCACTATTTTGGTAAACAACACTACAGATATTAACGGCGCCGTCGGAGACATCAGTAGCCAATCGATTACATTTACTTGTAACTCACCTATCGTCGTAGACACCACACCATAACAAATTAGAAAAGGGGCAAAAAATGGCAAAACTCAAAATAACAAGGGTTACCGGTGAGGTTACTGAGCATCAAATCACGCCGCGTATTGAATATGCCTTTGAATTGCACGTAAAGAAAGGCTTTCACCGGGCGTTTCTTGAGGACTCTAAACAGACCGATCTTTATTTTTTGGCGCACGAGTGCCTCAAAATGGCAGGGGTAGTAGTTAAACCTTTTGGACCGGATTTTTTAGATACTCTCGTTAAGGTGGAAGTACTCGACGACGAACCTTTAGATTAGGGCGAGACTCCCTAACCTATCAGGTAGCCCAGCTATCGATCAGGTTAGGGATCTCGCCTCAATCAGTGCTCGATCTCGATGTAGATATGTACAAGATGTTGATACAAGTGTTAAACGATCAAGCTAAGGAGGCCGAGCAATATGCCAATAGAAGTAAGAGGCGTTAAGCAGACCATTAAGGCCATCCGTAAAGTAGATCCTGAACTACTCAAAGAGATGAACGCCGAGATTAAGGCCGTAATGATGCCGTTACGCGATAAAGCTCGAGGGTATGCTCCATCACCTCAGCCGGATAACCTTTATGCGTGGAACGAAAACACGGTGGGTAAAACTATTACAGCTCGTAACTCGGCTTTTAGAAACTTTAACACGGAGGGCCGGGTAAGGCTCTTTCCGCTTTATGATCACGCTACAGTAAAAAAAGGTATTTACTATTCACAGTCCGGCGGTCAAAAGAATCGCAACGGCTGGAGGGCTCTTTACTTTGTAGGTAATAAATCTGCCGCCGGGTCTATCTATGAGACAGCTGGGCGAGCTGAGACGACATCCCGTAAAGGCTATCGCTCTAATAACCCGGGCGCCGGTGATCATTTTGTAAATCGTATGGGCCCTCTCTATGGCAATAAGCGCGAGGAGCGCGGCCGTATGATCTTTAGAGCGTGGCACGAGGATCAGGGTAAAGCTCAAGCTGCAGTCATACGTGCAATCGAGAAAACAATCGCCGCCTTTAACCAAGGCCGATACGGAAAGGCCGCATAATGGCAACCCTACCTAGTTTAGTCGTAAGCGCGGTTACTACCTTTGACGGTAAAGCTCTTAAAAAAGGCGAAAAACAAATTGGAGCCTTTGAGAAAGGCGCTAAAAGATTAGGCGCGACTTTTGCCGCTGCCTTTAGCGTGCAGAAAATATCCCAATTTGGTAAAGCTGCCGTTAAAGCGTTTGTTGAGGATGAGAAAGCCGCATCGCGTTTAGCAATATCGGTAAAAAATCTAGGCTTAGCTTTTGAGACTCCACGCATCGAGGAGTTTATAAGTCAGTTAGCTCGGGCCTCGGGTGTGACCGATGACCAGCTTAGGCCGAGTATGCAGAAACTTTTGCAGACCACCGGAAGCTTGGCTATGTCTACAGAGCTACTTACTCAAGCCTTAGACATAAGTGCCGGTAGCGGTGTCGCTTATGAAACCGTCGTAAACGATTTATCAATGGCTTACGTAGGTCAGACTCGAGGACTACGTAAATACTCACTAGGTTTAACTCAAGCCGAGCTTAAGGCGATGAGTTTTGCCGATATACAAGAAAAATTAAATAAGCAATTTTCCGGTGCCAATGCCGCTTACCTGACAACTTATGCTGGCAAAATGGGAATTTTGTCTAATGCTGCCGGTGAAGCGACAGAAATTATCGGTAAAGGTTTAGTCGATGCTTTGACCACTTTAGCCGGTGAAGGTAACACTATCCAGCCTTTAGCAGATTCAATGCTGGAGTTCTCTACACAGATTGCTAACGCCATTAATGGTATTGCCGTTTTAATTAATAAAATTAAATCGATACCAGGAATTGACTTTTTAGCTCGCAATCAAGGTACGATCCTAGATTGGCTTCCGTCACAAGCGGGAATTCTTAAAAAAGCCTTTGAGGGTCTTGTCGGTTTAGGTAAAGAGGCTACGCCGGGTATGGGTGGTTATCCATCATCAGCCCTTGGCCCGGGTTATGTTGATCCTAACGAGGCTAAGCGTAGAAAGGCTGAGGCCGATGCGGCCAAACGTAGAAAACAAATAGCGGCCGATGCCGCTAAATCGGCTAAGGCAGAAAAACAAAAAGTGTCTCTTATGAAAGCCGCTGCAGTATTTGATAGCACCCGGATCTCACTAGCTGCAGCTCTTAGAGCCACCTACGACAAAGAGACAAAGCTACGCCTCGAGGCGCTTATGCTCATCGAGGAGGATAAAGGCGAGGCAGCTCTCAAGAAAATCGACGAGCTTGCTAAATTCCAGAAAAACGCCGATATGGAGCGCCTAGCCGGTGTCGAGACAATTAGTAACGCTACCCTGCAATCTATTAACACACAGCTAATTACAGAGCTTAAAGCTATTAACGATAGCAAGATGGCCGAGGGCGATAAAGAGCTGGCACGTGAGGAGGCGTTTAAGAAATATAACGCTGCGATAACGGCCGCTGGCAAGTTAGCCGCTACTGAGTCATACAACGAGCGCGTACAGATCCAGCTTACAGAGATAGCACGCCTAGCCTCTATTAGTAAAACATCAAGCGCAGCGACTACCGCTAACCTATTACTTGAGTCAAGCGAGCTAGATATGATCTCTCGAGTAGAAAAAGCACAAATGGATGCCGATAATGCGCGTTATAAAGCTCTTAAAGATTATATCGCTTTGTTAAATGGTGTAGGTGCCGGCCCATCGGTAGCAGGTGTACCGCAAGGCTCTTTCGATAAAAACGGACCTTTAGGCGGCTTACTTGCCGGTGCCGTAGCAGGGGTAAATCCCACCTTTACTCCGATGCCTACTCTCACAGATCCTTTTGCTAGTTACGGCTTTAACCCAGCTACAGGTGCCTCTACTCAAAACGTAGAGATCACGGTAAATACAGGGGTAGGAGATCCTGAGGCTATCGCTAGAGCCGTCGAGGATATTCTTAATCAATCGACATACAGAGGCACCTCGGTAGCACGAGGATCAGGGGTCTACGCGGTATGAGTACTTGGCTACCCGAGTGGAAGATCATCGTAGGGACCACCGTTTACGATAACGTGCTATCGGTCAATATGGCCACGGGTCGAGATGACATCGATTTACAGTGCAACGCCGGTTACGCTCGTATGGAGATAGTAAATCTAAATAATACGGCCTTTGATATAGACGTGACAGACTCCCTTACCTTAGAGCTTAAGAATAGCGCCGGGGTATATGTGCCCGTTTTTGGCGGTGAGGTATCAGATTTTGGTATATCCGTACGCTCGCCTGAGGAGATTGGCTTTATAACAATCGGCAATATTTTGGCCGTAGGATCTCTAGCCAAGCTGACTAAAGCTCTTTTTCCGGATGCCTTGGCTAAGGATGAGGACGGCAATCAGATTTACGACATCCTTAACGAGCTACTTATTAACTCGTGGTTTGAGGTAGCACCGGCTTTACAGTGGATGGACTACGACCCTACGACTACGTGGGCTAATGCAGAAAACGTAGGTCTAGGTGAGATTGATCAGCCGGGCCTCTACGAGATGATCTCTCGTACAGCCGAGCCGGCTAGTAGCTATAACCTATGCGCTCAAATCGCACAAAGCGCACAAGGGCAGATATACGAGGATAAGGCCGGGCGAGTGTGTTACGCAGATACCGACCACCGTACACAATACCTATCGACTAATGGCTATACGACCATATCAGCTAATTACGCTACGCCGTCTACCGTTAAATCAATCCTACAGATCGGCAAAATCCGTAACTCCCTAGTATTTAATTATGGTAATAATTACGCTAACCAAGCTACGGCCCTTGATGCTACCTCGGTAGCTAACTATGGCCGCTATCAGCGTAGCGTGACCTCTAACCTTCATAACCTAAGCGATGTAAATATCCTAATGGATCGAGAGCTAGGGCTCCGGGCGATCCCTCGAGAGCAACTACAAAGCATTACTTTTAGACTAGATAACTCAGAGCTGCCCGATGTCGAGCGAGATAAGCTCATCGATGCCTTTTTTGGGCAGCCTATGGTAGTCAATGACCTACCTATTAATATGTTTAATGGATCCTTTAATGGCTTTGTCGAGGGATTCTCTATTAAGGCTACGCCGTCATACGTAGACTTTACCCTCACCCTAAGCCCCACAGATTTCTCACTGGTCGCGCCACAGTGGGCAACAGTTACCCCACCATCCCTGATATGGACGGGTGTAAATGCTACTCTTATATGGCAAAATGCATTTGGAGGTTTAACCTAATGGCAACGACAACCCCTAATTTTGGCTGGCCCGTTCCCACGTCGACAGATTTAGTAAAAGACGGCGCTACCGCGATCGAGGCTCTCGGTGATTCGATCGATGCCTCACTACTTGATCTTAAAGGCGGCACAAGCGGCCAAGTATTAGCCAAAAACTCTAATACTGATATGGATTTCGTATGGGTAGCGCAGGATGACTCCAATGCTATACAAAATTCGATTGTAGATGCTAAAGGCGATTTAATCACAGCTACAGCTAACGATACTCCAGCTCGTTTAGCAGTCGGTACTAATGGTCAAGTCCTTGTCGCAGATTCAGTCGCAGCGACCGGAATTAAATGGGCTACTCCAACATCGGGAGCTTTGACAAAAATAGCTAGTGCATCATTTACTACACAATCTAGCATTGTGGTAGATAATTGCTTTACTACGAGTTACAAAAATTACGTTTTAATGTGGCGTATGTTTTCAAGCTCATCGGGTGCGACTTTAGGATTTCAATATCGTACATCCGCTCCGGCTACTTATGCGACAGAATATTATGGCGCCTTTTTCTCCTACGGCCGAAACAATGGACTCTCTACGGCAGGTTTCATCAACGGATCATCGGCCACGATCTCTAATTATCTATCCGGTACTGATTTTTTCTCTAGCGGTACCTTAAATATTACTGGTGTAGGTAATGCTACCGAGCGCCCTAATACTTTTGGGCAAAATCTACAAGAATTTAACGGTACATCGGCAGTTCACGCATCGTATAACAACACTACAGGCAATTATAAAGGCTTCGTTTTGCAACCATCGACGGGAACTATTACAGGATTTTACGCACTTTATGGAATGGAAATCTAATGAGCAACGATACAAAAATGATTCACGATGTAGCTACCGGCGAAATTAATATCATCGAGCTTACTCACGAGGAGCAAGCCGCTCGCAACGCTGAAATCGCCGCTTTTGAGGCCGCTAAAGCTCAGGCAAAACAAGAGGCCGATGAACTACGTCAAAACAAAATCTCAGCCTATGAAAAGCTAGGTTTAACTCAAACCGAAATTGAGGCATTACTTCCAATCGATGTCGAGAATGAAGCTTAGTCTCAAATAATGACTGACAAACTTAAAAGCTATAACGGATACCCGGCCTCTAAAGATCCGGATGAAATAAAAGTAAAGTCCTACCCGGTAAGGGGTACGGATCGTAAGCTAAGGTGCGCTGAGAGTGTGGGACCACTCTTAGCCGCCTTTGCTGCAGACTTTCACGAGCTGATCGAGCCAATCGATGAGGGCATTTTT